TATGAGAGATTTGACATCGTCGACCGTCACAATTGGTCTCAAAGTGTACACTAATTATGTCGATTTGGCTAATAATATGGACACAACAGGAGCAGGGTCCCTTGCGTTTATTAATATCCCACTCGATCCAGAACAGGATGTTATAGCAAACAAACCTCGCATAGAACCTACGCCACCCACGGGTTCAGATACCATTTCACCAGTGATCACATTGGCGGACAATCGGATAAGATCTATATTGCCTATTGAACGTATTATGGGAAGATTTGTATTTAGAAATTCAAGATTCTCAATTGGTACAGACTATGGACCCGATAATGTGGATACAGACTATTTTGAATTCGGAACATTTAATGATTGGATGACTATACAAGGTGCGAGTCCACTTATTGGTTTTAACAGAAGATGTTTCTTTGATATTAAATTCTATTATGACTCGGCATTCGATGATACAACATCAATGTTTTCAGATGGAAAAGAAGACGAAATCACAGATGGTGATTCTTGTAGAGCATTCGCAAATGAAGATGGTTGGATTACTGGTGTAGAAGTACATTCCCATAGTCCCATTTATATCCAACCAGGTGATACAACATGGGATGGTGATGTAGATCCATTTAGACCATTCCTAGCATTTTATCTAACGACGAATATGAAAAGAGCGGATGGTTCTTCTTCCACTGCCGATGTCGAAAACCCACCGGATGTTGTTAAATATCTAGAAACGTTCCAATTTGTTTCAAATGTGTCCAGTTCAACAGGTACATACTTGCCTAATCCGATAGTCATGCCTCTGAATTCAGCGAGTTGGGTATATGTAGCAAAGGGAGAACCATTACCATTTGTTGCGATGGTTTGTAAAATGGGTATGGCGAATGGTGTGTTTGGTATTGATTCACTGGATCAAGATGCAGATTATGCATGTCCTTATCTAACATCCATAGTTCATTGGGCGCCTAAACCAGCCAGGGTAGGGTCACCGACTGGTGATAAACGTTGGTATCTTGAATAGCATTTATTTATTCAAATGTTTTAAACAAACGTATAGACACTTTGTCAATGATGTATAATCTTTTTCTCTTTTATTTTCCAATAGCACAACTATTTCATCTAATGCTTCTTCAATAGATGTATTAATATTTAATTTTTCTTCAAAACTTTTTGTAGCCTGTTTTCTTTTTTCAAGATAATTATCATGTTCTATAGTTATTTTGTTAATATATGTTTCAACCACCAAAGGGTCTTGTTTACATGTTTGTGCTTCTAATATTTTCTTATTAAAAGCATATACACGATTTTTATGTCTTCTGATGTTGATTAATTTTGAATCGTCCATTAATATAAAGGCTTTTTAAAAAATCGGTACCTTAAAGTTTAAAATAGTGTAATAGTAAACACTATAGGTATGGTTCGTGTACAAAATTTTAGATGTGCCTGGTGTGGTATCAGGGGACACACTGAGGAAATATGCAAACAAAAAAGAACTAGAAAACTACCTACAGTTAATAGACTACGCAATGCAATTTGCAACAATATTCTAAAAAAATACGTTTTACACAAGTATATAAGAATAAAATTTTACGAATGGAGAAAACTTGCTTGTAAAACAGTTAGACCACGGCGTCCAGAACCCGTAAAGTCAAAGTGGTTAATGGCATGTAATACTGTTCCAGTTAATCCAATTGTAAAAAAATATTTTTGGCAGTGGCAAATCAATATTTACAACATGAGCCTGCTAAAGTGTCGGGGTATGCGATGGGCTGATATAGATTAGAGTTTCATAAGGGTTTTAGCAAGGTTTACGCGCTGTTTGGTAATCTTACGAAACTTTTTTGGGTTGTTGTTTACATGTCTGACAAATTGCTTTACAGACATGCCATGACGTTTGGCTTGAGCCGTAAGCGTACCGGGTCCTCTGGGCTTTCCTTTAGTTCCGTTTTTTTTAGTGAAATTGAATAGTGTCATTCTTATTTAAAAGAAAGATTATTTTAAATAAGAAATGGTTGCTTATGACCCACCTATTGGGGCATTTTATTCACAATTGAAGGTCCCAACTCACATGAGTCCAGGGTTGATGATTGGACAAAATGGACAAAACTTTAAAAAGATTACTACAAGTAGTAGTACTGACTATATTTGGTTTAATGGCGACAAGAATGTAATCGAAATTTGGAGCTGGACTGAAGAAAACATTAAACACGCAAAACGTCTACTGCATACTCTCATGTACAAATGTCCTAATCCCAGCTATGAACTAGAAATCACAGAGAATACAATTAAAGGACCTTATCACGAAGTATTCAAACACTATAAGACGTGTATGAATAATTTGAGTATTGATAAATTTGAAAAATGTGAAGATTATCTTATTAAACTTACTGTTTGTTAAGACCAGTCAATGAAATAGACTGGGTCTCATTTACCTGCAAACCATCATTAATACAATTCATTGCAGTTTCTGTTTTTACTTCATCACCATTGAAAAAGGTATTAAGACCCGCTTCAACTGCTGATTTAGTAAATGCTGATTTCTTTTTGCTTGTCCTGAGAGAAACCTTTCCTTTTTTGAGATTTACATTGTCAATTTCCTTTGTTGACATGTAAGTCTTGATATATTCTTTCAATTCCTTTTCTTTTCCATTTAGAATTTTCATATCCGCCCTGGCGTCCGTCAGCTGCTTTTTTAGCTCGACCCATTCAGTCATAGCCATCCTGAAATCATCGGTGACAGTTTGTGCTTCGTCCATGGTTTTACTAAAAATGGTCTAAAATCTTTAAGTGCATATCTTACGCTGCATAAGGTCGGGGACAATAGTAGAGTTGTTCCACTCGTAGATCTCCTTGGGGTTAGGGGGGTCGGCGCGAATCTGCTGGTTAGCATTACGGAGAGTGCCACCGATGGTCTCGGGGAAACCAATCTGGTTGCGGGGGTCTAGGAAGTTTTGACCCTTGAGAATCCTCTCGGGTGAAAACTCACTGTAATCCTCCTGACCCTTTACCTCCTGAGGTAAAAGAGAAGAGGCTAGACCAGTGCCGGCATTCATCGCACAGCCAATATCATTAAGGTTAATCTGAGTGCCATCACCAGAGACGGGCGCATCCTGGCTCAGACTCACCATGCCATCACCGTCAACCAGTGCCGCGTTGCTCATGGTATAACCAGAGGTCTTGAACATATCTGTGCAGAGACAAATAACAACCACAACCACAAGGGCCACAAGAATTGTTTTCCTATCGAACTTCATTTAATATTAATGGGATAATTTTTTTTTGACTAAATACAATCATAATCAGACTCGCTGCCTGAATCATCCACAAACATATAGTCTGAAGGATAAGTGTTAATTTCTTTCCTGGTCTTTACCTGGACTAGTTTCCAAATTGGACCATAAGTTTTTTTCATAAACCACACGCCTGAAAACTCGACGATTACATCACACTCTGATTCAATTTCAATATCCTCTTGAGCCAATGCGTCCCTTTTGTGATTAAAAATGTTGAGCAGACACACCCCCTTTTGTTGAACCTTGTTCACATTAAGCGTATCCTCGCTTAGACCAGTGTATGCAGATTTGAGTGTCGCCTGACCCAACTTTTTACCAAACCATAGCTCGCTGCTGTTTTCCGCCTCTTTTACAACAAGTGAATCAATCTCTTTAATCTTTGCCTGACCTAGATCAGACAGACCAAGAGTACAGTCAAGAGACTCTGAAAGCTTTGTCTTTAGAACGGTCTTGTTGAGCTGAAGTAGAACTCGAGAATTATCATCGTTTGAAACCTTTAGAAAATAGCGTCCGTCTGGGGTTTTCTTGGGGCTGGTAAACTTCATGTTTACTTTTTATACGCTTTATTCTTTAAACCGACAAATGGTATCCTGGCTGCTTTATTGATTAGATTTTTAGGAACCCATGAATTACGGTTTGGATTTAATCCATACAATGGCTGGACGTTTTTCTTCAATTTCATCTTTGATGCCGTGTTTTTGGTTGGTCTGTAAGTGGCTTCGTTTTTGATATAGGCATTAGAGTCATTCTTGACCCATTTCCTAGTCTTTGTGTTGAATCTATAGTTTCCGTTGGTCGCGGCAAACTTGTTGATTGTTAGATTCTTGGGACCCGTTAAACCATATGATAATCTAATAGCCTTGGTGGTTATAGGTTCAGTTGTATACTTGGTATACTTGTTTGGGTTTATGCGTAATCCTGCACTGATAATACATTTGGGACAATAAGGACGTTTAATCAGTTTAATCTTTGTTGGTTTTATTTTTGCAATGCTCTTTTTGAAAATTGAAAAAGTAGTATCTGTTGGTTTTATGTTTTTCAACTTTAGAACCTTTTTAGCAAATACATACATTCTCTTTTTATCCTTTTCTTTTTTATCAGGTCTTAGTCCAAGGGTCTGCATAGTGTATAAATCCTCAATCAAAAATTGTTCACTCGCATATAGAAGATTATTATCATAAACCCATTTGCCATTCTTTGTATAGTCCTGAATCCACTTGCCCTCTACCCTGGAGTATGCTACCTCATAACCGATTTCCTTTGGTCTCATAAATGCAATGTCCAATATTCCACCCAGATTTGTAGTTGCAAATTTTTGGGTTTTTGTCGAAAAATATCTTACCTTCATATCGATGGCAAATAATTCAACATCTATCAAAACATCATCCGGAACAACCTTTGAATTATTACCCTGCTTGCGCTTGTGGAGTAATGTATATCGCCTGGTAATATTTGGAATATCACCAGTTGGTAATTTTAGACCCAATATTTTAGCAATCTTGTTGGATTTTACTAATAACCTCAAACGTTTATCAATAATAGTATTCAAATGTGGCATAATTTGCCCCAGTTTATCCCATAATATCAACTTTGTAGCCTGCAGGTATCCGAAATAACGCGGATCACTTACCTTTAATCTTTCACTTTTACCTATTCTAAAAACGGGAGTAAACTTTGTATCTATATCACTTGTTACAATTTTGTCCTTCTTTTCAAAAAATGTATTAAACGCTTCTCCTCCAGTGATTATCATGTCCCCAAATGGTTTCATGTATTCGGTCAATGATGATATGGTTAATAATATTATATCACGAATAGAATCCGTAATCAGTGTAAATATTACCAATTCAATGTCCTTGGGATCCCCTACTTTGATTAATCTTGATCTAAACCGCTTTACGTCGTCATTCAGATAATATTTATATAATAGTTTATCATTATTACATAATGATTTTCTGATAAACTTGTCGATTGTTCCAGTAGAATAATATTGGGTGTCCATTAATATCTCTATATATTTTAAATGTCAGTACTCGGAGATGTAGACGACTCACTATGTCAGATATCATGTAATCCAGCATATGAAAAAAAACCATGTAAATGTTATGCCCAACCGGACGAAATACCAGACGCAAATGGGGTTGTTAAAAATCAATTCTGTGGCTACGAAGAAGATGGGTTTTTGATACCATGCGACGCAAACTGCTGTCCAAAGAAATGCCCAGGTCAATGCTATGGGATAAAACCACGGAAACCAGAAGGGACAATACCAAAGGACACAAAATATCCAGATTCAATTATAGACAAAAATCGTGATAGTAAACGTAATCGTATACGTGAAAGTTCCATGTCGATAGTAATGTTTTTGATTATACTCGTCATATCCCTAGGTATAATAAGCACTGTTTCGTTATTCACTTAAAGACACAACCCATTTAGTTATAAAATGGCGGATACTCTTGATACAATTCAAACAGACCTAACTTCCCTTCGTGCGGAAGTTAAGGCGCTTACAAAGCTAGTTCGTAAAGTCCGGTCAGTCCAGGACGACCCCACTGGAGAAAAGGCGGCCAAGAGGACAGTTAACAATGGGTTTAACCGACCACTTGATATTACACCCACCCTGCAAAAGTTCCTCGGTATGGCTGATGGTGAGCAAATCTCCCGCAGTGATGTGACCCGTCGCATTAACAAGTATATTACAGAGAACAACCTCAAGCACCCCGATAACAAGCGAGTCATCATCCTCGATGATCAGCTTACAGAACTTCTTGATCCCCCCGCTGGCATGCAGGTAACCTTTCTAAACATTCAGAAATATATCAGTCCTCATTACGTTAAAAAGGAGGTCCCACCACCCACCGAGGAGGCGGCGGTGGAGGTAGATGACGCGAAGAAGACCGTCAAACGTCCCGTTGTAAAGAAGAAGAAGGAGACTTAAAAATTAAAATAGATTATAATATAAAATGACAAAGTTGATAGACCCACCTGAACTTAATATTGACGAAATGAACAATCTCGTCGGTATTAAGATCAATGATGTAAATATATATAGACAGGCATTTACGCATAAATCCGCACTAAGAAAATATAATTTAAAAAAGACATTTGAAACACTCGAATTTGTAGGAGATGCGGTTCTTAACTTCATAGTTACACGTTTTTTGTTTGAAAAGTATTCTGACCAGCAGGAAGGATTTCTTACAAAATCGAGAATTAAACTGGTAAGGGGTAAAACTCTAGCTATTATTGGCGAAAAAATGGGTCTGGATAAATGGATATTGATGGATGACAAGGGGATGAGTTGCGGGTGGCAGAAGAATCCCAAAGTTCTCGAGGACGTCTTGGAGGCTATCATAGGTGCAATTTATAATGATCTGGGATTGGTACATACAAGAAACTTTGTATTGAACATGTATAATAATCCTAATTATATTGATTTGAATTTATTGCTATCGATAGATGATAATTTCAAAGATAAACTTATTAAAATGTGCAAACAATGGAAAATGACACCAGTCTACAATACACTAGGTCAAGACAAGGATAAAAACTTTATAGTTCAGGTATTGATAAATAATATTCTATACGGAACCGGGATGGGTACAACAAAAAGACAAGCAGAACAAAACTCTTCCATGTTTGCAATTAAATACTTAGAGACTCAACCCGTGTATAATCAAACTAATTATTACACACATGCACCCTACTATCCGCAAACTGTTGGACAGGGAGTATGCGGACCAACGTTCTGATGAATGGCTAAAACTGCGGGAAGGGCTACTAACAGCCAGTGATGCAGGAACAGCCATCGGAGTCAACCCCTATGAAAAACCAGATAATCTAATTTTAAAAAAATGCGGACTTATCAAGTTTAATGGAAATATAGCAACTGCACATGGCAATAAATATGAAGATGAAGCACGTGATATTTATTGCGAAAGATATAATGAAGTGGCACATGAAATTGGACTTTACCCACATCCCAAATATGATTGGTTAGGTGGGAGTCCAGATGGTATTACAGAATCTGGAAAACTTATCGAAATCAAATGTCCTATGGGAAGACAAATTACAGACGAAATACCTATTTACTATATTGCCCAAGTTCAACTATTGATGGATATTCTTGATCTTGAAGAATGTGATTTTATCGAATATAAACCAAGTGAAATTACATGGCCCGACGAACCCGTGTTTCAAATGATAAAAATACCCAGAGATCGAGAATGGTTTGCAACAAATTTACCAATCATGGATGCAATTTGGAAACGTGTATTGTGGCACAGAGAACATGGTTGTGATGGACTCAAGATGCCAAGAATACCCGTACCTAGGGTCGTTAAAAGAGGACCATGTAGTATAATGGACGCAGAAGAAGATGTTGAAATCAGACAAGAATGTAAAATTCAATATACAAGTGATGATGACTAGAACATTTTGTATCCGATGGAATCATTTAATATATATAACATATATTAAATGATGCAAGTCAAATTAATTAAAAGTCCTAAAAAGGATAAAAAATTTAGAGTATATATTGAAGACATAGCCATAGTGGATTTTGGTGGAGCAGGATATTCAGATTATACAATTCATAAAGATCTTAGTCGCAAAAAAAGATATTTGGCTAGACATAAAAAAAACGAAGTGTGGTCCAAAAGTGGGATAACTACCGCCGGGTTTTGGTCAAGATGGCTCCTATGGAGTGAACCAAGCCTAGAAAAGGCTAAAAAATTAATATCAAAAAAGTTTGATGTCGTTTTCCATGTTTGATGCGTACAAGAGTGATATTTAAAATGATACATTAATACAAAGATGGCTATCGATAAAACCAAAAAAGACAAACTCACTGATTCTGAAAAGAAGAAGATTAAGCAGGAGAACAAGGCCAAGGCTAACCCCGGTAAAGCAGCGGCTAAAAAAGAAAAGAATGACGCATGCCGAGAGAAGCGAAAGGAGGAGGGGTCTTCCAAATCATTTTCTTAAGAAGTATCTCCCGCTATAGACGATAAATATAGATCAACTTCCCCCGCAAACTTTGGGCAAGCCTCTGTAACCTTTTTTGTAACCATCTCTTGTACATTCAAAATATGTTCTTCAAATTGCTTAAGACTCGTTGCAGAGGCAGTTTGAATTTCATTTTCCGACGCAAGGTCTTTAAGAGCCCATAGGTATCCTACGGCATAGTTTGCATGCATATTAGCCATTAAAGGAGACTTGTCCTGTTGAGCCGTGGTTGCCCATTTTGCAGATTTTTTTAACAAATTGTTTATAACGGTAGAGTTTACACCGGTTGAACGTTTAAACAAAAAATATACAATTACAATTGCTATTATGATATATAATGCTATCATGTTAATACTTACCTATATTTTTTTAGGCTCCCACCCATCACGTGGTAGTCTGGGTAAGTTTTCTCATACTTTACTATGTTTTTTACAACATTAAATAGATCAATTGCATCATCTACCGAGTTGTGTTTTTGAATATAATTAGGATCATTATATGCAAACTTTGCAAGTGTATCCAACTTTGTGTTTGAGTATCCACACTTTGTGGTCGATACAATATCATTGGCATCAAACCATGCTTTACATTCTGCATGGAATGTTGGTGTATACGTTTTTACCCAATAATTTGTATCCACCATTGTAATTTTATTCCACTTGCTATTGTAGCAAAACTTATCACCCCTATAACGGTAGCCTGTGTCCGCCCTAAAAAACCTATAATCCTTATTCCCATGGTTCTTGATGGATAATTGAGTATTCTTTAGAAATCCAATATCATTATCAAGACTGTGGTGGTACAACTTGCCACCACACTCGTTAACAATGAAATCAATCATCAAGTTCATTCCGGTACAAAAAGATGTATGCTTTTCAGTCCACTTGTTATCATCATTACGCTTGGTGGATTCTTCATATCTCGTCTTTACCTTGATATCACTGGAATGAGTATTGTTACCATTCATAAACTGATTGAGAATATCAGTAAAATAAACAGTGAACCCCTTTTTGATTCTCATTTTTCCAGTATTTTTACATGTCTCGATACATAGTCCAGTCCATGAAAACACCTTGCTTTCTATCTGTTCTGTATCTCCGATGCACATAGTGGGCTCATAGTCATAGACCTTTCTTGTAACAATTGAAGGCTTGTATTTTAAAACACCAGACCGGGTTGAATGGACCTTCTTTTCATAACCCGAAAGACTTTTTAATGCCCTAAGTTCATTCATTGTTAATTACTTATAAAATCAAATCTTTAGTTAATATAAGATGCATGTGCACACCGTTCCTGTCACCAATCATAGTGAACAAAAGGCAATTATCATAACAACAACAAATCGTCCGTGTGAAGTATATAGACTGGTGTTTGAAAATGATAAGTTGATTATAGGAAGTGGTGAATATGCAATCGTAGAACCTAATTCAAGAATAAATGTAGAAACAGGTTCGCATTTTTTCTACGCCACTGTGTATATAGAGTTTTGTGGTATTTGGTACAACATGTTTAGAAATAATAAATGTTCTGTTTCACGAAAAATTGAAATACTTCCAAAATTGTTTAATAAAATAGTTGTTTAAAAACTAGCATTGTTTACTAGTAAATGAAGGAGACGGTAACCAAACTCTCACATATAGATCATATTCTTAAAAGACCTGATTCATATGTGGGACCTACTAACAGCGTTGTTGAAACTCTGTGGCTATTGGGCAATGGGAGCTTTGATCAACATCTTGCTTCATATTCTCCTGCTCTTTTGAAGATTTTTGACGAAATCTTGGTCAATGCGATCGATAGAAACTCACTTTACCCGGACAAGGTCAAATTTATCAATGTGGATATCAACCAAGAAAAGGGTATCATTTCAATTGAGAATAATGGACCCCTCGGGGGGATTTCTGTTGAAAAACATGAAACTGAAAACATTTGGAATCCCGAACTTACATTCGGTCATCTTCTCACTAGTACCAACTATAACGATAATGATGAAAGGGTTGTAGGTGGAAGGAATGGGTATGGATCCAAACTTGCAAATATATATTCGCAAGTTTTCCAAGTTGACATTTGGGATGAAAAGAATAATAAAAAATATTCACAAAAATGGGGAGGAAATATGAAGACGGTATTTCCCCCCAAGGTATCGGACATCAAAGTCAAAGAGTCCAAGGTCAAAATTACATTTATACCCGATTGGAAACTCTTTGGCATGCATGAGATGACAACTGATGTATTCAAGGTCTTTGAGAAACGGGTATACGACGCAGCCGCTTGCACCAACACAAAGTGTAAAGTGTCTTTTCAGAAAAAAACAATCAAAATCAAAAACTTTGAGGAATATTCAAAGATGTATCTCGATGAAGATGCAAAAGTTTACTCGTGTGAAACAGATCGATGGTCGGTTTGTGTCACGCCATCGACAGATGGAACTGGGTTAAAACAGGTGTCGTTTGTCAATGGGATATCTACAACCAAGGGCGGTACTCATGTAGACTATATCGCAAACATGATTGCAACGGGTGTGATCGACGAATTGGCTAAAAAAATCAAACTCAAACCTCAACAAGTGAAAAATACCTTTTTCGTTTTCGTAAAGGCGACGCTAGTCAACCCGACGTTCGGTAGTCAAATCAAGTCCGAGTGCACTTCCAAGGCACAAATGTTTGGAAGCCGCTTCACCCCACCCAAGACGTTTATCAAGAATATACTCAAGACTGGTATTCAAGATGAGGTAATGTCTCTGTCAAAGTTTAGGGAGCAAAAGGAACTCAAAAAGTCCGACGGTGCCAGGAAATCAAAGATTACGGGTATTCCCAAATTGGATGACGCCAACTTTGCGGGGACGGCAAAGTCGGGCAAGTGTACACTGATCGTCACAGAGGGTGATTCAGCAAAGACTTTGGCGGTGGCGGGACTTTCGGTCGTCGGGAGGGATATGTTTGGCGTTTTTCCTCTTCGGGGTAAATGCAAAAACGTTAGGGATGTAAGTGTAAAGCAACTTATGGCAAATCAAGAGTTTAATGACCTCAAAAAGATTTTGGGACTCAAACAAGATACAGTCTACAAAACACTCGGTGAATTGAGGTATGGGCGGTTGATGATCATGACCGACGCAGATCACGACGGTAGTCATATCAAGGGACTCATTCTGAATATGATTCATTACTTTTGGCCGAGTTTGATTGATCTTGGGTTTGTTGTAAGCATGATTACACCCATTATCAAGGCAATCAAGGGAAAAGAGTCTAAATCGTTTTTTACCAATTCGTCTTTTAGGTCATGGTACGGTGATGGGAGGGGAAAGACTTCTTGGAAGATCAAGTATTACAAGGGTCTCGGTACTTCAACGTCAGCCGAGGCGAGGGAGTATTTCAAAAACATTTCAAAATTGACCGTCGGGTTCAAACCAGACAACAAAGCTACAAAGTCTATCGTGTTGGCGTTTGACAAGACAAAAGCCGATGATCGCAAAGTCTGGTTGCTTGAAAACTCTGAAAAGAACCCATCGGACCTTGAACTCGACTATGGAAATATCTCGACTATTGGGGTCTCTGATTTTATCCACAAAGACTTGGTTAATTTCAGTCTTGCAAACTTGAAGAGGTCTATTGCATGTGTGGCAGATGGACTCAAACCTTCGCAGCGAAAGGTCATGCACGCATGTTTTACCAGGAATCTCAAGGATGAGATGAAAGTCGCACAGCTTGCAGCCTATGTATCGGAAAAGACATCCTACCACCACGGTGAAGTGTCTTTGGCAGACACGATTGTAAAACTAGCCCACACCTATACGGGGTCAAACAATGTAAACCTTTTGGAACCATGTGGACAGTTTGGTACGAGGCTGATGGGAGGAAAGGATGCCAGTCAGACCAGGTATATCTTTACAAAGTTGACAGGAGATGCCCGACGCATGTTTAATCCTCTGGACGACCCTGTGCTAGATTATCTCGACGACGACGGTAAACTAATTGAACCAAAACACTTTGTACCTGTTATTCCTATGGTGTTGGTTAATGGGACAGAGGGTATT